TTTAGACCTGATATAATATTCATTGATTACTTAAACATATGTGCATCATCGAGGTATCGTGGTAATTCAACTGTCAACTCTTACTCGTACATTAAGGCAATTGCAGAAGAACTTAGGGGACTTGCTGTGGAAGCTAACGTACCGATCATTAGTGCTACTCAAACTACTCGTTCTGGTTACGGTTCTAGCGATGTTGACCTTACCGACACGTCTGAGTCTTTCGGACTCCCTGCTACTGCTGACCTTATGTTCGCTCTCATATCTACTGAGGAGTTGGAATCCCAAGGAAGAATAATGGTCAAGCAACTTAAGAATCGTTACAATGAAACTGCTGCTTCTCGTAAGTTTATGTTAGGTATTGACAGATCTAAGATGAGGTTGTATGATGTTGCGGATGATGCTAATGCTATTAGCATTGAAGGTGAAGACACAGATGAACAATTTGGACAGTTCTCTGAGTCACAAAATCGTTTATCTAAATTCGCTGAGTGGAACGTTTAACAATCGTAGGGGGAGGTAGTGCTGGTTGGTTCGCTGCCCTTCTAATTTCAAAAACAAAACCAAATCTTCAGGTTGATCTTATTGAATCATCTGATATTCCTACAGTTGGTGTAGGAGAAGGAACAACAAGTAAAGTTCTTGAAATTATTTCAAGAGAAAAGTATGGTCTTAGTGTTAATGAATTTATTCATAGCACTGATGCTTTACCCAAGATGGGTATTAACTTTATTGACTGGTCTGCTGATGCAGAGTGGCAGTATATTTCTCCTATAGGTGCTTCAATAACACCTAGAACATATATTGATTATTCTGTATATGCTGCTCCTCTATTTGGAAAAGATATTACTCATTGTAATGAGTCAGCATACTATGCTGAGAGTGGACACACAAATCTTATTCGTAAGTTTGATGGTAGTCTAGAATATGATGAGTTCTTTCCAGCATTACATCTAGATGCTGGTAAGTTAGTACAATATCTAAGATCTAAATCACAAGTTAATCATATTGTTGATACAGTATTAGAAGTTCGTAGAAATGGTAGTGACATCACTAGTCTTCTTTTAGAAGGACGTGGAGAATACACTTCTGATTTTTACATAGATTGTACTGGTTTTAACAGACAACTAATTGAAGGCGAGTGGATTGATTATTCACATTATCTTCCTATCGATAGAGGTATGCCTTTTAGGTTAGAATGTGATTACTATAGTGAGAAACATTCATACACAAATGCTGTTGCTATGGATGCAGGATGGGTGTGGGAGATTCCTACTAAAGAAAGAATTGGTAGGGGGTATTGTTACTCTAGTAAGTTTACTGATGAGCAAACTGCTATCAGAGAACTAGAGAGAAAATACAATACTGGAATTGAAAAGATTAAATCTATTGAGTTTACTTCTGGAAGACTCAAGGATGTTATGTCTGGTAACTGCCTAGCATTAGGTTTATCAGCAGCGTTCTTTGAACCATTGCAAGCAACTAGTCTTCATTGTACTCTTCAACAACTAGATGAGTTCATCTTTACATTCTTACAGAATGATCAAATTTTAAAAGATCCTATTTCTGTTGATGCATTTAACAAAAGATATGCTAGAATGTATGATGACATGAAGGACTTTATCTTCATACATTATACTGGTGGTAAAAAGAACATGGAGTTCTGGCAACACTTTACTAAGATAGAGTATCCAGAACAAGTTAGTAGACTCATGCATTTCCATGATGTTCGTCTACTTAGAGATTATGATATACAATCATATCATGGTCATGCTGGTATCGGATTGTGGATTCCAACCTTGATTGGATTGGGTCATTACAATCCAGATACAGTCCGTCGTGTGTTAGAATCTGACATTGACTGGACAGTAATTGAAACTGCTATCGATAGTTTTAAAGAACAGATCGATAGAAAAATTGTACAACGTAATTATCAATCTATTAAGAATTTAGTTCTATGACTATCAACTTTAAACGCTATGAAGAATTTGTGGCAGCAGTCACTTCAAAAGCTTCAACAAACTTTGTTGATTTCGCTGATCGTATTGGCGAGTTGGATCGTGAGGGTGCCAATATTGAACGTCTTCTCACTTCTGGTGTTGGCCTTGCTGCTGAATCTGGTGAGTTTCTTGAGATCATTAAGAAGATGGTATTCCAAGGTAAACCTTGGACAGACGACAATCGAGAGCATCTTATTATTGAGTTGGGTGACGCTATGTGGTATGTGGCACAAGCTTGCATGGCACTTGAGGTAGACTTTGATGAAGTAATTGAAAGGAATGTCAAGAAGTTGGAGAAGCGGTATCCTGATGGTAGTTTCGATATCTACTTCAGTGAGAATAGGAAGAAAGGTGACCGATAAATATGACCTCCCTCTAAATAGATAGACGGGAGGTTTTTTTATGTCTGCACAAGGAAAGACTAGCATCACTGGACAATGGGCAACTGCAATACTTAAGGTTCAGCAGTCTTTATCAGGCACTGATCCACAAGGAAAGCAATTTGCATATTTTGATTATGAAGTTAAGTCTGCATTTAATCCTGATGATGATGCAAATAAAAGAAAGAAGATCTTCTTTGGAATTAAAGTTCTAGTTCCTAGAAGTGGTAGAGCAGTAGCATCTAATAGAATTGCTAGAAATTTACAAGAGACATTTGAAGACGCAGTTCCTTCTAGAGATAATCAACAGATTGATATTCCTATTACTGTTGGTAATATTGAGAAACAAATTCGTGTAGAAGTAAAACCTATTGCTGGTGGTGGTAGTGGTGGTGGAGCATCTGAAACTCAGCGTAATGAGTGTGCTCAATGTTTATATGCTGCCCTTGCTTTCTATGTTTACAAAGCTCCTATTGATGCTACTAAGATGATTACTGATGCTGATATGAAAGAAGCAGCAAAGTACATTGATATTGATACAAATGTAGAAGATGTTTATGGAGATGCATTAGATTTATCATGGCACCACTCTTCAATTAAAGGTGCTAATAAGTTATATGAAAGGTTTGGTAGATTTGCTGATACAAAGAGATATAAATTTTGTCGTGGTGGTGGACCAGACGATAAAGAAATTAAAGCAGCATATCAAAGATTGAATGCTCAGATGAAAAAAGATCCTGATATTAAAGTATCTTTTTCTTCAGAAGATAAATGGAATCCAGCAGATATATGGATGGTTAGTAATGGACTTGATGCAAGTGAATTAGATAAAGAAAAAACTATTGATGGTATTAATAATTTTATTAAAACTAAGTATGAGTCCAGAGATTTGATTGGAGTATCACTTAAACGAATTGTTGGTAAGTGTAAGATGGGAGTCTTGAATTATAACTTAGCAGCACGTAAGATTAAAGTAGATAAGTATGGTTTTAAGAAATATGATTTGATCTATAAGACTGTATCTAAAAAAGATAATGAAGATAACTACCCAATGGACTTGTATTTCTATTATAATACAGGTACATATGATAAGTTTCAATCCAGAAACTTTGGTGACAAGTCTCCATCATGGCAGTTAGAATTAAAAGCAGCATCTGCTGCTGGCGGTCGTTCTGGTGGTGGTAGTGTAATTACTATCTTAAAATCTTTGGGAGTTAATTACTCTGGTCTTACTACTGGGTGGGACAATAAACCATTCCACCAGAAATGTGATCCTAAAAATAAGTCTGCAAGACTTGGAATCACAGAGGAGATACTAAAACTCCTTAAAAAATATAAGGCAGATGGATTACCTAAAGATGATGCTCAAGCAAAGATTGAGATTGCACAACGAAATCAATCTTGGCGTTACTCTAAATTATTAGGATTGAGATTGCTTGACTGTATCGAAACCTCAGGAAAAGCAAATGATATCATGAAGGCACTGTATTTGTATGCAGCATCCCAGAGTGACAAATCATCTGTATACGTAAAGTTGATGGACTAATGGCAAACGTAAAGCAACTCAAACACTTAGAACATCTAGAGGATGAAATGCTCAACTATGGAGTTGAGGGTTGTAAAGCTGCTGTGTCTTTTTTAAAAGAACTAAGAAAGATGCTAGGACAACAAGAGAGTTCTGGTTTCATGCAGACTAAATGGGATGGAGCACCATCTGTAGTATGTGGTGTTGATCCTATGTCTGGTGTGTTCTTTGTAGGAACTAAATCTGTATTCAATAAAACAGAACCAAAATTATGTGCTTCTGAAGATGCAGTAGATAACTATTATAGTGGAGACCTTGCAGAAAAACTCAAGTTCTCTCTTAGATACTTCAGTCAACTTGGAATTAAAGGAGTCATCCAAGGTGATTTACTATTCACTGATTCCACTAGAAAAAGGGAGACTATTAATGGAGAAGAACTCTACACATTTAGACCAAACACAATTTCTTATGGCATCCCTGTTAGTCACGATATTGGTAAGGCGGTTGGCAAAGCAAAGATCGGAGTAGTATTCCATACTCACTATACTGGTGATTCCTTAGCAGAAATGCAAGCAAGAGCAGGAGCTCCAGTTAACACATATAATAAAATAAATGAAGTAGCAGTAATCAAGAACGATACTCCTATGGATCGTGTTGGATTCTCTAAGTCAGAGATGCAGAAGTTTGATAACTATGTCTCTAAGATCGAAGAGATGTGTAGAAAGTGTGGTCCATTCTTAAACGAACTGGTAGATGCTACTGGTACTACAGGAGATAAGAAGTTTCATATTGCATCATACCTAAAGCAGTTCTTTAATAATGAGATCAAGAATGCTCGTAGCATTACTGATGTTGATAAAGCAATGTATTCCATGTTAAACTTCTATGGTGACAAGATGGATAAAGAACTTGCAAAGATTAAGACAGTAAAGAACCTTACAGCAAAGAGAGAACTTGTATATGGTAGTCAGTTATATGTCGAAAAGAATAAAGATAAGTTCAAAGCAATGTTATCACTGTATAAAGAACTACAAACAGTGAAGCAAATGGTTATAGATAAATTGGATCATCTAGAAGAATTCAGGACCTTTGTCCAGACGGACAAAGGATACAAGGTCACAACTCCTGAGGGATATGTTCTTCATAAAGATGGAGACATGATCAAGTTTGTTAATCGTTTAGAGTTTGCATACAACAACTTCACTCTGCAGAAACAATGGCGTTAAATTGTAATAAGTGCTACTTTACATTTGGTAGGTTTCAACCACCTACTACAGGACACAAGGAGAACTTTGCTGGTCTTGCTAGAGCAGCAGGTGGTCATGACTATCGTATATACATTTCACAGTCTGTAGATAAAAAAGGTAGTAATCCATTACCACCAGATCGTAAGAAGTATTATATGGAGAAGATGTTCCGAGAACATAGAGGAAAGATATTCTCAGGTCCTAGAGAACCAGTCGGTATTATGCAAGATCTTATGCTTGCGGGATATAATGAAGTTATATTTTTAGTAGGTTCTGACAGGGTTTCAGCGATGCAATGGTTACATAAATATAACGGAACTGAGTTTTCATTCCGTAAGATTGATATTCAGTCTTCTGGGAGTAGAGACGCTGATGGTGATACATTTGCCATTTCTGGAACTAAGATGAGACGTGCAGCGTATGCTGAGGACTTTGATGCATTCAGAAAAGGTATTCCCAAAACATTAAGTGATCGTGATTGTCGTGCTCTTATGAATGAGATTGCAGCGGCACTACCTAAGAATTTTAAATGAAAGACTTTAAGAAATTAAGAGAAGAAGCACTGCGTCAACAACAAAGACAGCAGGTAGTTTTCAAAGAAGGTGATGCTGTTATGTCATCACGTACTGGTGACAAAGGACATATCCATAGAGTCGGTGGCAACTATGCCATCGTCATCTCTGAAACAGGAAACATGTTTCGTGAATGGATGAAGAACATTAGATCTATAAATAATACGAGAAGAACCTCCTTATTGAACGATGAAGTATCAGAAGCCAATTAATGCCGTCAATAGTAACGATGAATTTTCATCTGGATTGATGGAACAGTATGGTAAGTGGATGGATGGTGATTGCTTCCAGAACGCTACACTACCAGATCTCCATGAAGCACCATTCGATGGAATGGATCCTCAGTCACACGGTGCTGAGATTGAAGATGTTACCAAGAGAAAGAAAGGTGCTAAGAAAGAAGGACCTAAAGCACAACTTGCTACTAAGGAAGAAGCAGAAGTTTTAGAAAGAGAAGAGTATGAGATTGATGGGGAGACATGGGTTCTTGAGAAAGTAAAGATGGATGGTGTTGATGATAATGGCAACAAGTCTTGCTGGAAAGGATATAAGAAGCAAGGAACTAAGGTTAAAGGTGGTAAAGAAGTCAACAACTGTGTAAAGTCAGGTGACGAACTTGAGCATGATGGTGAGCAACTTGATGAATATGGCAAACCAAAGAAGAAGAAGTCTAAGGCGTATGTTGCAGAGAAGACATTAGATAAGGTTGACAAGAGTGAACTAAAGGGTAAGCATAAAGACAGAAAGGATAAGGATATTGATAACGATGGTGACGTAGATGGTTCTGACAAGTACCTTCATATGCGTCGTAAGAAGGTCTCTAAGATTATTGGTATGAAGGGAAAGAAATGAAACCATTCAAAGATTTTCTAAACGAAGCGAAGAAAAAGGGTTCAAAATTTAAAAATAAGAAGAGTGGTAATGTAGAAATCATGCCTATCATCAATGATGGTAAGAAGGGTATGGTTACTAAACCAACCAACGAACAATTCGCTGGTAACTATCAAGGTCCTCTCTATGCTCCACATCCTGATATAGTTAAGGAGGTGGCACCACCTGGAAAAAAGTACGAAAGGATGGTCAAGCACATAAAGAAAAACTATCCGAAAGATAAAGAAGGAATTGCTTATGCTACTGCTTGGAAGCATAAGAACAAGAAGGAATCATTTGAAGGCGGTGTTCAGAAAGCACGTCGCGATTACCGTTCTGGTTCTTTGATGACCTTCAAACAATTCATGTCAAAGCTTACAGATATTTTAGACGAGTGGGAGAAATAATAAATAGAGCTGCACTATGACATAAGATTATGTTAGGATTCCTACTACCATTTGCATCGAAAATTATTTCTGATGCTGTAAATAAAATTCCTGAGAACGAGGAACTAGGCGAAAAGTTAATTGATATTTGCCTTGTTATCCTAGGTAAGGCAGTTAAACTGACCAAAACTGATATGGACGACAAACTTCTAGAA